AGAGGTGCTTATAATAATCAGGGAGTGAATGTAATGCTTCAAAACCCGCTTTTATATGTGGTGTCCATCCGGGTATGAAGACTGCCACCGCTGGAACTAACAGGCATATCAAAATTAGCTCGTCTTTCCAGCTCCCTTTCATTTGATCAACGGCACTGGCCTCCCAAGCAATTTTGCCTTCAATTTGTTGTTCTTTAATCGCCTTTTGTGCCTTAATTTCTGTTAATGCTAAGTCTGCTTTAGCTTTTTTTGTCTCAACGAAGCCTTTTACGGCATCCCCAACCATGTTTGCGATGGGGCCAACTAAAAAATTCATCATTTTTTCTTTACTCCCTTAATTTTACCCTTATTTATGCTTGCGTAGAACACTTTTGCACCTTCTTTCTTGCCATAAGTCTTTGCCATGGCTTTTTTTATTTTTTTACCCTTCTTGTTTAGAGGCATTTGTTCTCTCTCTTGCTACATTTGCACGTAAATTTGCTAAATCGTAGTCTTTTTGTAATTTTTGAGCGTCTAATGTCTGTTTATAGTCAAATTGATTTTCTCTAAGTCCTTGTTGTTCGCCTTTTAACTGTGCATCCATCTCGATTTGTGCTTGTCGTAACGCTAACTCTTGTTGTTTTAACAATACAAGTGGATCTGTGTTCTGATCTTGCATAGATTCAGCCTCTTCAACGACCATTTGTTCTGTAATTTTAGCTATTTCTTCATCAATTTTTATTGCTCGTTGCATTTGTAATGCTTGAATTTGTTCTGGAGGTATTTGATCGCCAAATTGTGCACGTAATTTTTCTGCTTCCTCTACTAAAGCTTGGTCAACGACCTGTGTAGCTAACAAAGATACGTGTTGCATAATGTGTGATGTCAAATTTAACAAAGCCATAGGATTAGTTTTGACTAATACAGATGACATAAAAAATCTATGAGCCTTAATGTGTAACTCATGGTTTTGTTGTGGGAATGCTTGAAGGTTTGCACCCTTAAGAACCACACTGTGTTCAATGGCTGGGTCTTGAGGTTGTGGTCCACGTGGTATAGGCAAAATTTGCTCTACATCTTTTACACCAAGAGCTAAGTACATTCTTCTATACGCTTCATACAAATTGTGTATTTGTGGATTTGATTGTGCAAGTTGTAATTGATTTTGTGCTAAGGTCACTCTTTGTGACATGGAGAAAATATTAGGGTCAGATACCGGTAAAATATCTATTGCATCACCAAAATCTAAAACTTTTATTTCTCTTGGTCCACCGCTTACGTTGTACGGGTAGACTGGCGGTAAAGTTAATTTAAAAATATTAGCTAATAAATTAAATTCTTTTTTCTGAGCGTAATGTAATCTTTTATGAACTGCAGACATCACTTTAGTGCCTCGCTCCATCAAAGCCATAGTTGTTCCTACAGGAGTTTGTGAGCTACCTATTTCTGACAACTGCATGTCTGCGACTGCAGCAAACTGTTTACCTGCATCTACACAGACCCCTAATAATTGTAATAACACTTGATCGGGACCTTTGTAAGGTAAGGGAAGTAAAGCTTCTCGTATGATACCATTAGGTGCATCAACATCTCTAAACTCACCGGGTTGTAAAGGTTGATCGTCATCTCTTACTCTCAAACCTCTAGACTTAAAACCTGCTGGTAAATTAGATAATGTACCTGCATCTAATAACTGACGCAGTGCTGAGGTGGCAGTTCTAGTCAAACCACCAATCATATGAATTAAACCAAAACCATAAAATCCTAAACCAGGTAAAAATTTATAATGAACAAAATACTCATTCTTTTTTCTTAGTGGATCTGTTTGATTGTAGTTTCTATAGATACTTAAAACTTTACCAGACGTTCTATCAATGGTGACTATGTATGGTAACATAATACCACTTGGTTCTAATGTTTTAGGGTTTATATCTTCAAAACCTTCTATATCTAAATCTACGTGAATCTCATACAATTCTGCCATGTCGCTAAGATAGTCAGATTTAGTTCCATCAATCTGATCTTTCTTTTCTTGCACTCCTGATGTGTACTCATCACTCTCATAAGATTGTAACTCTACATCTAGATAAAAACCTGAAACTTGTTTTTTTCTTAAGTCATTCATAGACATTTTGATGACTTGTGTAATTCTTTCGCAACTCTCTAAGTCAGATGCACCATATGGCACGATAACATCCTCTGCAGGAATAAATTTAGATGTTGCTCTATTTAATGTTTCTTCAAAATATATTTTTTTAAATGCACTACCAGATAAAGGTAACTGAAACAATAATTGGTCCATCTCAGGATTATATTCTTCCATGTTATGTGTTATCTCATAATTCATATAATCTTTCACACGCTCAGCTGCTTGCTGCAGTTGTGTTGAGTTTGCACCCACAACCTGAGTTCTCACAGGACCGTCACTAGGTAAGAGTTCTACGTAAGACATAGCTTGGAATTGTGTAACTGCTTGTGCTAACATAGGATGGTTAACACTAGACGCACCTCTAAAAGGTCTTGTTCTTTCTTCATACTTAAAACCTAAAAGATCCAAACCTTTTGTATAAGATTGTTCCCAGTCATCTCGTGATGACTTATCTGCTTCTATTTTTTCTATGAGCTCATTAGAAAGAGATTGCATGTAACTTTCATCTAATACTTCGGCTAAGTTTGATGTAAAATTGACTACAGGTGTCTCATCAACCTCACCCACTACGGCACTACCGTCCTCCACTATCTCTACGTTAGGTTCACCTGAAGAGTCGAGGTCTAC